ATCATGCTCGGTTGCACGAGGCCAAGGCCGTAGTCGGGCATCAGCGTGTCCCCCCGCCGTTGGTTGCGGTAAATCCGTACGGGTTTGCAGCCGGAGCCGGAACAGCCGCCTGCGGAATGCGGGCCTGATACCCGCTGTAGGTGCCGAACGCGCCAGCGGCGCTGCCGGCTGCGTTGTTGAGCCCCTGATTCCACGCTTGACCTTGAGCAAGCAGCGCGTTGGCGTTGCTGTTGCCCAAGCCCTGCATGTTGTTGCTCATCATGCCGGCACCTTGCAGCGCACTGCTGGCCATGCCGGACGCGGACGCCTGTCCAAGTTGTCCGATATTGGATGCCGCGTTCTGGCCAGCACCAGCCAACCCACCGAGGTTGGCGTACTGCTGCTGGATGAGCTGATTAAGCACCGACGGGCCCAGCTGCGCGAGGGCTCCCTGTGTATCGCCACCACGCAGGCCACCGGTAGCCGCCGCGTTCTGGAGCAAGGTGGTCTGCGCCTGGTCCATCATCTGCGTGTAGCCCGGCGAAGTCTTCAGCGCCTCGATCGCCGCTTGCTGTGCCTGTGGTCCGTCGAGCCCCGCAAGTGCCCGCTGCTGCGCGAGCGCGTCGGTGCCAGTCTGCTGGTATGCCCCAAGCCCGCCAAGCCCACTCATGCCCGCGTTAGCGTACGGCTGCTGCACCGCTGCAGACTGGTCGATGGCAGCTTGCAACTGCTGGCGATCGAGTTCGCTTTCCTTCTGGTACGCCTTTTGCGCTTCCGATGCGCTGTAAGCGGAGATTGCCGCCCCACCAACGCCGGCGATGATACCAGCGGCCCCGACACCGATTGCGACTGCGACTGCACTCATTGGCTACCTCGACGAGAGATGTGGACCCCGGACAACGCCACGGCTTGGCGGTAGTCGACGGTGATTTCCTCTCCTCGGCTGCCACCGACACAGCCGGCGATGGCCCTCAAGGCAACGAGGTCAATAGCACCGTCGGCGCGCAATGCAAAGGCAGCGTTGGGGTTGTGGCTGTGGTTCACGAACCTGCCCGCTGGCGTGCGCTTCCCGTCGAGGCGGGCGGGTGCAATGACGCCGACAGCGACGTCGACGGTAGCGAACAATCCACGCCCCTCGATGGGGGAATCACGCACGACGATGTGCGCGTAGCCGGCGGGGAAGTCCGCATCGTCGCCCTCGACGACGTCACCCGTCCACCATGGGTTACCGGTGGCGAAATCGGCGTAGTCGTCACGCTCCGGCTGGCGCAACTGGCGATGCAGGTCGAACACCTCGACATCGCGGCGCTCCGGTTCAAACAACCACGCCTCGAGCCGTTCAAGGTCCCGCTCTTCGGTCGCGTAGACGTTGTGCCAGACGACGGTGTCGAGGATGCGCGCCACCTTGCGGCCGGGTGGACTGACAAACATTTGAGGCGCGACCAGCACGCGAATCGCGCCCGTCGCCTCGTCGTGCAACTCCAGCTTGCCACGCAGCATCAAGTTCATGTGCGCATGCCGGTGCGTCTTGCCCACGACGAGAGCACCAGCGGGTAACGTGACCTCGCGGATGTAGACCCCCGGCCCGAAGTGATGCACCACGGGGCAATGCTCCTCGACGGCGAGCGGCGAGAGCCGCAACAGCGCATCCACTGTCGACGAGGTCACGACGATCTCACTCATTCAAAGTATCCGTTGATGAACACGGACCCGCGCAGTGTGCCTGTCGCCGCGTTCCCGATGAACGACTGGATGATGTGCAGATAGGTGCCCGGTGTCACGACGAGCGGCGTCTCGAGGGGCACATCAATACCAGGTGCGACGGTGCCGGCTGGCGCCAACGCCAGAAAACACTGGCTGCCCACGTTCTGCCTCTTCGGTGAGCTCGTCGTGGGTGGACCAACAGCGTCAGCAGTGGCGAGTGAGGCAGCGCTTGAGCCCACGCCCACGATCCACTCAAGTTGCGTGTACGTCGCACCCAACACCGACGAGACGACGGTGGCACCAATACGAATTGCAGTGACAACGAGATCGCGACCGGGGATTGCGGCGGTGCCAGCCGGGTTGAGGTAGCTGAACAACGGGTAGTGCACGTCGGCGATTGTGGCGAGGCCGGAGGTACCAGCAGGCAACGGCGACGACGAGATCCACTTGCCGCCCAGCGCATTGATGGCAGGCGCCGTGTTTGCGGTGTACGTCGTCGCAGCGAGTGCCGTGATCCCGCTGTTGCTCGTCGCTGCCACAGCGGCGCCGAGCTGGGTTTGATTGCTGCCGTTGCCGTTGGCTGCCATCGCAGCGGTCCATGGGCGGGTGGTGTCACCGCTGCCCAACAGCACGTTGATGAAGCCAACTTCGATTCGGCGCGCCGCCGAGGCTACGCCGGTATTGACGACGCGGAACTCAAGCGGGAGCGCTTGCGACGCCGTCGGCGCCCCTTGGTTCGCTGGCGTCTTGATCTTTCCGGCAAGGATGTCGTTGATCCAGAAAAACACCTCGTCGTTGGCGACGACGATCACGTACTTGTTGACATCGGTGGCGCTGTAGCTGCTAGTGCCGCCACGACCAACGACATTGGCGGTGTTGATGTTTGTCGTGGTCTCCACCCCGCCGAAGTTGACGACGCCTTGCAGCTGCCCACCACTGAGGCGACGCCAGAACACGCCATCAAGCGGGGCAGCGGTGCCCACCATGAGGCCAAGACCCCACTCGCTTTGCGTGTTTGTCGCCGTCGGGTTGGCCTCGCGCAGCTGCGTCTCGATGTGCAGCCCGAACGTGCCAAACAAGGGCATCGACTTCTTCGTCGAGAGGCGAATCGTGTTGCCCGACGCCGTCGCGTTGCCCGCGTTCAGCACGCCGAAGCCCGCCGCCTGCGCGTAGGTCATCGTCGTTGCGATTTGCGTGAAACCAGCGTCGAGGATGGCGCCAGTGAACGCCTTGTTCAGCCACAGCGAGTCGACAGCGACACGCAAGCGGTAGTCGTCGGTGACCTCAAGCGCACGTTGCAGTCGAGTGCCCAACACGCTGCCTGCGTCGACCTCGGATGACGCACACGCAAAGCCTGCTTGTTCCTCGGGAACGGGCAAGTTCACGTTGAGGTTGAAATCGGCGTCGACGTTCGCCTTGTTGGTGGTGTTGCTTCCGCCTGTGATGCCAGCCATGTGTCAATCCCTGGTGTAGTTGATGAGGTAGGCGCCGTCGGCGTCGGCGTCGGGACACGTCACGAGAATGTCAAAGCCAACGCCCGCCGTCACGCTTGCCACGATGGCGTGCACGGGGGCAAAGACGAACTCGTCAGGCTCACGGCCCGATGCTGTCCCGATGCTCAGGACGATGTCGCTGCCAGCACTCACGCCAGCATCGACGACGGTGATGGTGACACTGTCGAGCCCGACGGTGAATGTCGCAGTTGCAGCCCCGAAAGTGCCGCCACCGCCAGACCCATTTGATGCCGCAGTGATGCGCCCCGTGGCGTCGACAGTGAGGTTCGTCGAGGTGTAGCTACCCGGCGTCACCGTCGTCAGAGGAAGGCGCGCCACGGGAACGGTGCCAGCGACGAGATCGTCAGCGCTGCCCGAGGTAGCGATGTCTGCGAGGGTGGCGGCGAGTGCCGCTGTTGCTGTTGCAGCAGTGCCCGCTGAATCCGCTCCGACGTCTCCGGCATCCAACACCACGACGCCGGTCAACCCATTGACGCTGTCAACCGCGCCACCCGTTCCACCGCCCGACTCAAACGCGTTCACCAGCGAGAGCAACAGCTCGAACTGACGCACTACTTCAGGGTCGCCATTCAGCGCCCTTGCAAGCTGGTTGCGGTCCAGTCGAAGGCGTCGGGTGGTTGTCGTCGTCAAAATGCACTCCCGCTCATGGCCGCTTCAAGCCGCAGCACCGACACATGCGCGTCAGACGTCCCACGGAAGCGCTGCACTCGCGTGTGCGTGAACGACCCTTGTCGGAACCACACTATGCGCTTGAGGCGCTCACCGACGGTGCCAACCTTGATGCTCTTGGCAATGCTCCACGTCACCCCGTCGTAGCTGTAGCTTGTCGAGATGGTGGGGTCTGCACCGAGCGCCACGCGGCCAGCGAGACACACGAGCTCGATCTCGTGCACAACCCCGCCCTTCCCGTCGTTGTAGAGAATGGGCGTCGAGAACTCCCAACGCACCGGCTCCCCGTAGTGTGTGCTCACGTCTTGAGTCAGGCGCGCCACGCTGTAGCTCGTCGGATCGCAGCTGTTCCACCTGTCGTAGCACCACACAAGGTGGCGAGCACGGTAGACGCTTTCACCCGTCATCGACGAAGTGAGCACAAACCAAACCTGTGCGCCAAGAGCCTTGCTGGCAGCAGCGTCGTAGACCAGTGTGCGATCCACGAGGTGGATGTAGAGGTGCTGGTGGCCGTTGTCGTTGCGGACCTCGACGAGAGTCTGCGAAAGGTCCGCCTCGGTGTATGTCGCAAGGATGCGGTCCACTTCCACGGTGGAGATTTTGTTCGCACCCGCGTTGATCCCCAGATAGACACCAGGCGCCTCGTTGTAGCCGCTGCCGACGAAGGCCAACGTCTCCATGTAGATGGCCACGGCGAACGTACCAACCGCTCCCTTAGTGATCTTCGCGCCTTCGATGCGGGCGAATGGCACGCCGCTGCCGCCGACGTTGTCGAGGCATTCGATCGAGTTGCGGTTGATGGCGTAGAGTTCGTTCCGCAACTTTCGCACCCCGACGATTGGGTCAGGGTCGCTTTCGCTCGAGACGTACTTCAGCGTCGAGAACGAAAACGGGTTGTTGATGTCGGAGAACGCGACGAACTCGCCATCAGTGACGGCGTAGTATCCATCGATCCACTGCACGTCGAGCACGACACCCACGTTGGGGTCGGTCACCTGCGTCAGCGTCGTCCCGTCGTAGTAGAACAAGTTGTTGTTGCTCGCGATGGCCAGCAAGTCGAACCCGTACGACATGCGCACGGTGTCGCCCTCGCCGACCTCGCCGATAACAGTCACAACACCCGAGATGTCGACGCTGACGAACTTGCTGCCCATCACGCGATAGAGCACCCCGCGCCACTCGATCCCACCACGACCAACACCGGGGCCCTCGCCCTGTCCGACGATGCCGTCAGCGGGACGCAGGTAGCCCGGTGACACGCCAGAGTCAGCGGGGACCGGCACCATGTTGACGGGGTACGACGTCCGCACGTCGACGCCGGTACCCGTCGCGAAGATGCCAGAGAGGATCGGAATCTGCGTCATCCGATCCGCCAGTTCGTCCCGTCGTGGTAGGCCGGCACGATGTTCGCGCCACCGCCAGTGATGACCGCACCAAAGTTGCCCGACGCGGTCACAGTCGCATCGGTGATGGTGGCGCGCGCTCCCACGTCGTCAGCATAGAGGGCCAGCGCAGTGTTTGCTTGTGCGAGCGTGCCCTTGAGCACACGCACCGTACGGCCAAACGCAACACCGCCAGCACCGCCGCTCATGTCGACTGCAGCGCCGTTCGCCAGCAGCGATGCTGTTTCTCCGCCAAGACTCAAGCCGACGTTGCCGAAGACGGTGACGGTGTCTCCCTGCCAAGTCGAAGCTCCGGTGCCTGCGTTGATACTGATGGGGCCGCCCGATGTCAGGGACAAGGTGCCGGTGCCCTTCGACGAAAGCCCCATCCCGACATTGGTGTCGACGCCTTGCGCGCTGACACTGACACTGCCGCCTGCGTCGTCGTTGGCGATGGCGACGAAGTTGGTCCCGCCAACACCTGCACCCGCATAGTTCGGCGAGAGCGCGAGAATGACGCGGCCATTGACGTCCTTGATGCTGTCGACAGCGCTCGTCAGCGTGATCGACGAGAACACCGTCGTTGAACCCAGCGACTGCGAGACGCAATACCAGGTGTTCAACAGCTTGTTGTAGCGCAGCGTGAAGAACCCACCGACGCCCAACCCCGTCGGCGCACCAACGAGCGTCGCGCCATTCCCGTTGATGGTCAGCACACCAACGCTGTTGGTGCACGTCACAAGGATCTGCTGTCCGTCGTAGGCGTTGCTCGAGAGAGGAAGCACCAGCGTCAACGCAGCGAACGCACCAGTGGGGTTGATGATGAGCCAGAGGTTGCCCGTCTGGTCATCGAGCATGATCGACGAGCCCGACGATGACGGGGCGTTGATTTGCGTGGTGAAATCTGGAGACGCAAAGTTGGCCTCGATGAACGCCAACAGCGTCGTCAATGACGCTTTGCGCGCATCGCCTTGTGCACTTGCGTAGACCGGGATGGCGTCGCCAGCGGACAGGCTCGAGACTTCGGACAGGTTGTTGATGGTCGGCACAGTGAAGCCTCGAAGGTTCAGGTGAAGTCGATCGGCCCATCGGAGCCGGCCAAGATTGGGTCTTCTGGTCTTGGGTAGAACGGGCGGCGGTATCGCCATGCTTTGGCACCTGCACCACGAGGTAGCTGCGCCGGGTACTGCATCTGTCGGGGCTGCGCTGCGCGCGCCTCCACCGTCGACAGAGAGCGGCGCGCATTGGCCATTGTGGTCGGCATGGGGGTACGCCCGTAGCTGGGCGCGAGGATGATGGCGAGGCTGAGGTACACCGCCTGATTGGCCGCATCTGGCACGCCGGTCACGTCGTCAAGGTCCCCATCAGTGGGGTCAGCACCGATGGGGTACCCGAGACGCAGACCGCGTGCGTTCCACTCGGCCATCATGGCGTCAAGGCTGGCGCGCGCGTCCTCCAGTTCAGCCGGCTGGAGCTCGAAGTCTCCACCGATGCCGATCTCTGCAAAGGCCTTCGTGATGAACTGGCGGCGCGTCCATGCCATGGGTCAGACTCCGAGTGCGGCGTTGATGCGGGAAAGCAAGAGCGCGTCGGACGTGCGACCGTCGAACTTCACGCCGAGCTCGTTGGCCTTGGCCTCAAGCTCTGCGCGGGTCGGCGGTGCATCGTCAGCCGGCACACCATCGTCAGACGCAGCAGGTTCAACGGTGGGAGGCGAAACGGCATCGGTCAACGTCTCGTGCCACCCT